TTTATGTACTTCCTTTATATCCATTTTTGTAAACAACGTTAAGTTCGTCTACAAACTGTTGTATTCTACCGATGATATGTTCACCCCTACAAGTACATAAACTTTCTAGTGGGTGATTAAAATACTTAGCGTGCAAACTTTCGATTAATTTTAATTCGTGTTTTGCTATTGTGTTGTTTTTTACGCCTTTAAACTTTGACCATTGATCATAGTCGTGTTTAATCATTTGTATCATCTTTTTATTTTTATATTATTTAATTTTTCTTTACGTTTATCGCAGCCGCAATCTTTATAGCCGAATAATTTAGCCACCCACGTTGCAAACCTTTTACCATAACCAAATGTAATTATGTTAATTATTTTTTCTGTCAAATCCCCTAAGCCAATCATAATTTTTTATTTTATTTTCTATATGTTTTTTTACTTTTCTATAAGTATTCCAAAGCGATACATAACTTATATTAGTTTCCCTGCTTAATACTGAAATTTTTTTCCCTGCGCTTACTAACTGAAAAACACTTTTATCATACCAAGTAAGGTCGTCTAATAGTTTATTAAATTTTTCATCGAATATATTATAATCAATATGCGAAGGCGCTTTTGCTACTTCTTCAATATCACGAAGCTGACCATAATCATTTTTCATAAATTTTACATCTACTACTTTGCTTTTTTGTTCTTTAATTTTTAAATGCAAATATAAATGACGTAATATTTTATACACATACCAATAATTAATATCATCTTTATATGTCAGGTCTTTACCTTTTTTTGTCATTTCGTCTATTTTTAAATACGCTTCTTGCACTATATCTTCAGCAGTTACCCTATTACATCCAAAAGATACCACGACCCTAATCCAATCATTATGTTTTTTATATGCTTTTTCAAGAATCACGTTTTTCTACTAAATGTAGTAAATTTTTACCATTCAAACTAAAACCTACATTATTACTAATTGATTTAAACTCAATAGGGTTTTCTAATGGAGTAGGTCTGCCGCCACTGTCTATTTCTTTTATTTTAATTACCGCTAAATAAGTACTAGTCCAAAACTCTGGGTGGTTAGTGTACCTGTGTAATATTAAAAAGTTATCAGATTTATTTAAAAACTTTCCACCACCTTCTGCTGAACCTGCACTGGGAGGTGTAATGTAATTTGCAAAAGGGTGGTTCATAGGGTGCCTGTGCCTTAAGGCTTCTGTTACTGCGTGAGTAACTAAATATATAGAACATTTATTTTTTCTACAAAATAATCGCATATCACTTACTACTGCATAATCATATTCGTGCGCACCGTGTGATTTCATTGTTTCTTTATCTCGTAGTAAACTATTATAAGGGTCTATCATTAAAGCTGAATAATCAAATGTTTGTTTTACTTCTTGGGCTTTAGCTAATAATTCGCTTGCAGTAAAAACTTCATCTATATTTATATATTTAAAATGTTCATCTACCCATTTTAATTCTTTTTTCCAAACGTCGTTAGATATTTTATTAAATGGTAAACCTGTTCTAAATTCTACAAGTTTTTTACTTATGCTTGTAGCTTCGTTTTCTGCGCTATAAATTAAATATTTTAAACCATAGCGTACAGCGTACAATAATAAAAGGAAAAGTAAAGTTGTAGTTTTACCAGTTGATGCGTGACCAAGAACAATATTAAACGATCCAAACTTAAAACGCCAATATTCATCTATTTCTTTTACACCTAAGGCTAAACCTTCTTTAACCTTACCATCCCTTATATCTTGTAGTTTATCAACTTGCGTTTTATACGTAACTAAATTAGAATGGTAAGCCGTCGTCTTCATCTTCTCTATCAGGGCTGTGTTGGCTTGACGTTATTTCTTTTTTGTACGACAGGTCGTCTAGTTTTCCGTATAAATTACCAGCTTTACTTGTTTTTACAGTAATATCTAGCTTGTTATTGTTTTGTTTTAGGTGTTCTTTTACCTTATCTAATTCAACATAATTTCTAAGTTGATCTAAATTTATTTGCACTTTAAAATCTATATATTTTTGGGTGCCTTTTTTATAATATATTCCGTGAGTAAAATCAGGATTTATTTCCTTGTTCATTGTTTTGCGGTTTTGATGTTAATAAATTGTAATATGCTATTGTTACTTGCCCAATAGAACTTAATAATTGGCTTTGCGCTGCTGCTTGTTTTTGCTGCGTTTCTTCAGCCGATTTACCTTTTAGCTTTAAAGTACTTTGCCAAGCATCGCTAGTAACTGTTTCAAAACCAAGTTTTGATGCTACTGAAAGCGCAATACTTTCTTGTTGTGTTAACTTTTGTTCTGTTTTAGGTAATTTAAGGTTATCTGTTTTTTCCATATCTAATGTACCAAATTGTCTTATTTTGTTAAACATTTCTTTTTCGGTAAGCAAGTACACTACTTCATTACCTGTGCTATAAGGAAACGCTCTTTGTAGGTTTGCCTTAGTTGATTTAATATTAAATACAGGTGCGTGACCATTAGCCATATGCACTGTGTATTCGGTTCTTACAATTTTATCAGCACCTTCCCAATCTTTACCTTGGTCGATAGCTTTTATAGTAGATTTGTATTCTACTTTGTCGGTTATTACTTTAGTTTGTGACATAATTATTTATTATTTGTTTCTGTGATTTTAGTAGCCCAAAATAACTCTTCCTCTAATTTACCTATTTTTATTTCTAAATTGTCGATTAATTGAGTTAAAGTTTCATTTTCTTCTTCTAACGCTTCAATGCGCAACCTACGATATTTTAATTCATCGTTAATAAAGCCATTGGCTTGTGTTCTAATAATTTCTATGTTTTCGTGTGTCATTTTTTTAATTATTTACGTAAAGTTATTAATTTTTTTTTATAAAAAGCAAATAATTCTTCAATTTTTTTTGTTTCAAGCCTTTCAGTTGACCTACTTTTTTGAACTAATTTATCTGCTGTACCCTTACCAAACCTCGCGTCTAGAGCTTTCCCATATTCGTATTGTAAACCATTTAAAAATCTGTTACAATATTTACATTGAGGAAATACGTTCAATTCATCGAAGCGAACAATAATATGCCTGCGGCTAACAAAGTGACCAGCATCAATATCTTTATAATAATAAGTTTTTCCACACGTTATACATTTACAATTACCTGAATGATCTGCGTGTTTTAATCTTATGTATTCACTAAATACTCTATCTAATTTTTTAATTATTTTACTTCGCATATATATAAATATATATATAAATATATAATAAATATATATATAATACTATGTATATATATTATAGCTTTTGTATTTTTTCAAAACTACGACCACCAAAATATGCTCCTATTATAAGTAATAATATTTGGTTAATAGCACCTAGTTCATACTTTAAAAAAAAGCCTGCAGTATATACTATTGCAAAGAATACTAGGGTTAATGGTCTTACGTTTTTGCTAAGCCACGAATCAGATAATGCATCAGCTTCCCATCTACGAGTAACCGATTCCATCTCTTGTAACTCTATTTCGAGCATTTTAAGAGCAGTTTCCTTATCAGGTTGGGGTAAGGTATCATCTTTAATAATTAAGTTCTTTAAAACGCCCAGAACACCCTTATCAGGAATCGTCTCTGCTAGGCTTTGAAATACTCCTGACTTCCCCAGTAGAAACTGACCTAGTTTTGTTTCCTTGAACTTTTTTCTTTTTTTGCTCATTGTTTACTTTTTTAGGTTCTTTATAAACTATTAAACCTTGATCCTTAGTATTTCTATATACTTGACCTCTATTTAAACCTTCTACATAACTACAATGTATCCAATTAGGACTATCGTCACCGAACTCCCATATTAATACATCAAACTTTAAATTATCTTTTATGTAGTTAAATATATCTTTGTTAGATACATCAGTACCATCGTTGTCTATATCTATAGCTTGTCCAGTAATGTGTTTGCTATGCGATGTTCCACCTACTAAACCATTTAATCTTTCACACCTATACATACTAGATACATATATTGGTTTTTTAAAGTGGTCTCTTATGGGTTGAAATATTTTTTCAGCAGTTAGTTTTAAGTTATCTATTTCTATACCGCTAGGTGTGTTATCTATGTGTCTGCGTTTTGCTGTTTCAGATCTACACGCTTCTGCTAATGTTAAATTTTGTGATAGTTTCATCCTATATAGTTTTTAACGTACCACTTAAAAAATTGCGTTGCCCAAAATAATGTTAAAAATACCCATACTATTGAGTAAATCATATAAGGTACTTGCACCCAAAATGCGTCTTTAAGACCTTCCCAAATTTTATCTAAAAAGTTTTTCATAATGTTTTATTTATAAAGTTACTATTTTTTTAATAACTGCGATATTTTGATCACAGTATAAACCAACGTTGCTACTATTAAGAGCCCTTGCAAGTATTCATTTATTTTACTAATTGTTATTATAT